GTCATAAGTGTCAACGTTACTACTAATGTTTCTGACATGGCACTCCTCCAAAGAGTTTATTTTTTTCTGATGTCCAAATAAAAGTTAACATGAAAAACAATTTCTCTATTCAAAAGTGATATTAATTTTCCAAATTTTACTTGAAATGTTTTTGGTCTTTCTGGTTTCTTCCTCCTATTACGTAGTAATAATTCTACACCCCGATTCATTTCGGGTTTGTCTTTATTTAGAATTCTTTTTTCTTCTTCCTGGTCGTCTGTCATACTGATACCTCACTGCATCTTCAAGAATACCTGCTAGATAATTTTTTATTTTTCTTGCTTGAGGCTTTGGTATGTGACCATACGCCTCACGCAGTTGTTTATGATTATTGTCAGAACCACCTTTAATATACTCTTGCAATTCTAAGACTTCATCTGCAATTTCTTTTGCAGTAGAACTTTCAAGGAAGGAATCTATCTCTGCCTTTTTTGTCTTACGGTATTTTAGAAACTCATAAAATTTGAGTTGCATTTTACCCACAAAAGCATACTCAATAGCATGTTCAAGCATGTCATAAACATTGTCGAAATCGTCTTTCATTAGACTAGTTTGTTTTCTTTTAAGTATTGAATAGTTTCTGAACACCCACCAAGATTTGTAGCATCTACTACCACTTGAGGAAATGACGAACCTTGACCAAACTGACCGTAAAAACTGTCTTTATCAAAATCCTGATCAAGTTCATAAACAACATGATTTAGTTTTGATAACTGCAGCACCTCAACTACCTTTGTACAAAAGGGACATCCTTCTTTAGAATAAACTGTGAAATTCATGCCGTCTATGTAAAAATTTATTTAGTATTAGAGACTACAGAAGCCCAGTCTGCATCAAATAATTGTAACCCTTTGTCAGTAAGAACATGATTGTACATCTTCTCAAAGACTGATGGTGGCATTGTAACTACTTCAGCACCGAGTGCAAACGATGTAGATACTGCTTTCACTCCTCTGATAGAAGCAGAAAGAATTTGAGTTTTGATCCAGTGTTTCTGATAGATATCAGCAATATCCTTTATTACATCTAACCCATTGACCGAGTTATCGTCAAGCCTTCCTACAAATGGTGAAACATATGTTGCTCCTGCCTTGGCAGCAAGTATTGCCTGTGCTGCATCAAAAATTAATGTTACATTTACCTTAACACCATCCCTTGATAGATGAGCACATGTAAGAAGACCATCAGGTGAACAAGGAACCTTTATGGTTGCTACTTCTTGAAACTTCTCAGCAAGTCTACGACCCTCTGAGGTCATTGTTTTACTATCACCCACTACTTCCATACTAATGTCTCTTACACCGTCTTCAGCAAGTTCCTGGTACACCTCTTCAGGGTCTCTACCACTCTTCCTGATAAGAGTTGGGTTAGTAGTCACACCATCTATCAGTCCTGTAGCAAAATGTTTTTTAATAATTTCAGTGTCAGCAGTATCCAAAAAGATTTTCATAAGAATAATTTAACTAGTGTATCTATAAAAAAGATAAAAAAAAGAGACCCTTTTGTGAGGGTCTCTTGAATATAACACATTGATTGAGTTTTATCAACCAACAGAAGGAGCAACAAGTGCAACCTCAGATGTCTCAG